AAATGTGCTGGATTTCAAAGAAAGAATAACGACCTGTAATGTCGCAAGCCCGCGAAGCCCATTGATTAAAATATGCGTCTGCCACGTCATCCCAGATTTCATCCCCAGATTGGGCTTGGTGTTTAATGCCGTTGCCTACCGAATATAAAGCTACGTCCGAAAGGATTTGACGAATTAGACCAGCGTTTAATTCCAGATACCGGGTCTTTCGCATGGTTTCCATGCGATCGAACACGGTCATCGTTTTCTTGAAGTCTTGCGGCCATGAACTCCAAATCCAGGAACGTTTGTTTGAGAACTTTGCCGCCTCGAAATTTGAAAATACTCCCGGCCCAGACGACGACGCTTGCTTTACAGGGCCAGAGAAGGATGCCTTGGGTGCTTTAGGCACTTTGGCCTTTGGCACTTGTAAGATTTTCTTCTTTGGCTTCTTTTGCATAAATTAAAACCCGCGGAAATTATTAAGCATATTGATTACCCGGACACGATCGGGTGAACCGTATTTAATGGGGTCTTTAACCATCAAAGCGTATCGAGCTTCCAATAACGTTTCTTGAATCGTCATCGGAAATTGCTTAACTACATGAGTCCCAGAATCTTGATACTCCATCATCGTCTTGCCCTGTTTGAGAAGCGTGACCGCTTGTGCCACGATTGCCTCAATGTCAGGAATTTCTAAAATAAGGAAAATACCTTGCGCTCGCGCCATACCTCTTGCCGTATGTCAAAAGGGCTGGCCGACGTTGATTTTGTTATTCAACCACGAATACCAAGCCCATGCCAACGCCGACCAGCTTGCCTGTAATTTGCCCAGGATTTACGGCTCGTCAATACTTTCACCCGGTTTTACTTCCTTGTCGGCATCCTTGTTATCCACAGATTTTGCCTTCAACTTATTACGACCTACAAGGCGGGCCATGATAGCTGGCAAGACTCCCATCGTTTCACAGTCGAATAAGTGATTGGCACGTTCACCGATAGGAAGCCAAATAGGTTGGCCATTGGCTGACTTGGTGCGGTGTTCCGATTGCATTTGCTTGCGGTATTCATCACCCGCATCCTCCGGGTAAGTATGCTGTCCAGATCGACGTAGCCGCGTAAGGGAATCCTTTAGGACAAGATTGGAATATAAATATAACTTACAGGATGATTGACCGACCTGGATAACTTTTGCTTTCTGATAGGGGCGGTAGGAAATCTTAATGCCATAGGGCGTTTGAATCCGGTGAGGGAATTCATTTTGTCCCGAACCCTTAGTAGCGTTCCAGCCGTAGCGAGCGCACATCCGATATGTCGCATCAGTATTAGGGCCGTCACCAGAGTCCACGAAAACGAACAAGGGAGATACTTCGTGCCTTAATTGCGTTTCGCGTAATTGTTCTTCCGTATCGCAATAACCCCATTGAACCATCCTCGATTTTCCATCAATGCTCCAAGCCCGCACAATCCAATAAAACCCTTTACGCTGGCAATCCACGGACATAAATCGCAAGCGAGCAAAGACTTTACTCTTTTTATGCTCATCGGTAATGGGCGGGTCTTGTAACTTACCATCAACCATGGCTCCCTCGTTTTCCCAAATTTCCAGCATCTTGTAGGATTGAGGCATAACTTCGCCGCCCCCTTCATCTGGATCTTCGGCCCACGGCATCGCTAATCGCTTTTGCTTAAACTCAATCCGCAAGGTTTCGTCACCGTGTTCGTCAAACGCTTGCTTTGCCCGAATAGCTAATTCCGCAAGCTTGCCCCAATCTAAACCCCATTGAGCGCAAAGACTATTCCAATGGAATCCAACAATACCCTTGGGAGCGCCGGGATTCATCGGGACGTATTGTAGGGTCTTATTTAATTCTTGTCGGACGATAAAGGAATCTTTGTAGCGGTGCTTACAATTCTTACATTCGTAGGTGCAACTCTCTTTGACTTTATCAATGTCCCAGCCGGCCCCGCCTTTGGCATCCTCTGGGTAAATAATTTGTTCCCATTCCCACGGCTGACGGAAACCACATTCAAGACAAGCAAAGGTTAATTCCCGACGATCGGACTGATACCATAGGTTAGTGAAATCATCCCCTTCAAAGCCGCCTTGAGATACCAGCAAAGTTTTACCCTGCCAGATAAACGCGGTGCGGCGAGCCAATGCTTCGGACAAGTGACCTTTAGGCCAGAGCCATACTTCGTCACCGCCTAAGTAGCGAATGGAACGGCGTTGGAGATTCTTTTTATTGTTCGCACCTAACACCCAAATCGTATTCCGTTGAAAACGAGTTTTCTTCCATTGGTTACGTTCGGCTTGTTCCATCTTGCTAAACGTTTCTGGGGTTGCCTCCCACATTGGACGCAAGCGGTCTTTTTGCCAATCTTGAGCATTGTCATCAACGTCTTGGAGCAAAAGCGTAGGGCCGGGAGCGCGGGCTGGAATATAACTACTCCAAAGCTCAAGTAAGGACGATTTTCCCATTTGCACCGCACCCAGAACAACTATCGTTGTAATTTCGGGGTCGAGCAAAGCCCGCAAGATAGGGGCAAGGTAAGGGGTAGATTCAATGCGGAAAGGGCCGGGTTGCGGCGAACCTGGAACCTCTTTGACATTCTTTTCGAGCCAATCGACAATATCCCCCATCGGGTCAGGTGCGAGCAAACCGCGAATATGATTTTCAAATAAATGGACTGTCTTAGGATTGTTAATCAAAGTCGTCGGAGTTTTCGGAGTTATCTGGAATTTCGATTACATCGGGGCCGTCCGTCTCGACCGGCAACGGCTCTTGTTGATCATCTTTTAAGACCGCTTGTTCGGCTACTTCTATCATAGAACTCATCCGTTCCAGCAACTTGCGGACTTCATCTTCAATAATTTTCATCGCGCGGCCTGGACTGTCGGGATTAACTTTAGGGGCCAGCTTAGTAGGCAACTGATTTAATTCCTCGCGCATTTGCGAAGTGACGGCTCCGAACCGCTGGATAGCCGTATCTACTTTGATATAAACTTGGCTGGCGATTTCTTGGGCATCCTTGCTTTTCTCAAATTCTCGCAGGGTCTTAGCCGCCTTGTCATAGGTTGCGTAAAACTTATTACAATCTGGATCATCTTGCTTTAACTTATCCTCATACTTCAAGTAAGCGTCATGAACAATTTTCTTTTGAAGTTTAATCTGTTCATCAATGTCATCAATCGACGTGGACGAATAGGATGACTTATTACCCTTGCGGCTTTCGGAATTATACCAAGCTTCCGCGGCCTCAATCGTATCAAGGGGCATCCCTTGCGAAATATAATTGTTCACCGTTTGCTTGGGAATCCCAAGGCGGCGCGAAATATCAATGGGTCGAATTGGCATTTTTAATGATGCTACGTTTGCGAGATTCGGAAAGCTTGGAACAAGCATACTCCGATTTCATATAAACGCTGGGAGGCAAATTGAGTTTTTTTTGTATCCGTTTGACGTGATAAGAAATGGTTGCCCGATTGACTTTGTATTGTCGGGCTAATTCAGTCATGCTGGGTTGCCCTGGAACGCCAAGGGCAAGTAAGATCATCGTGCCTTGCATCTTTACCTCCGGCTTATTGGAGTCATCCAAGACTGAAATGATGCGGCGAATTACATCCAATACTTGCGCTTCATCAAAAAACTTTTCTTCCGTTTCCTCCGTGGCCTTTTCGTGAATAAACTTTCGGTATTGGTGTTGGGTCATGTAAGACAACCAATTTGAGTCCTCGTCCAAGGAATCATTATTGGAATTCAAAAGTAAATACCGATGGGCTTTAGGAACGCCGGAATCTAAAGGGTCATTGGGGTCAAAGCCGGTTGCCCGCAAAGCATCCTTTTCCTCGGGGGTTGCTTTACGCCAAAGCTTCCGATACTCGTTTTCCAATTTATTTCGAGGGGTCATCTTCACCGTGGATATGCTCAATGCCATTACAGACCAAGAGCATCACACTTGCTTCGCGGAGCAAAATGTCCGCTACATCGGGATCATCCTTGTTAATGTCCAGCGCCCGCTTCAAATGAGTCACGGCGATTTGCTCAAGGAGCTTACAATCCTCTCTTAACTGAACGATTTTATCAATGTCGTCCTGGTTGTCATAATTGAACATACAACCATAAAACCCCGAAATCCCGCCCAAGACAAATTCAACCAATGATTTGTGTAAAATGGAATCCAGAGTCCGTCTTGCCTATCAAACCCTTTCTAATGCCAAACCGGATGGTCGCAACGGCCTTCGCCCGATCTATCATCTCCCCATAGACCGCGCACCAAGTATCCATGATGGCCAATTCCATTCTCGACCGCATCATGGGGTTCGGGTCGATGAGGGCTAAAACGGCTTTGACTTGGACGACCCTTTGTTCGGACTTGGCTTTCCTGGCCTCATTGAGCATCTGCAAATGCTCGGCAAGGGCTTCGGGGTTAGCGTCCCATCGCTTCTTCCAATACTCCGCGAGCTTGCACTCTTTGTATTTCTTGGGGTCAAGACGGCGGCGGTAGAATCGTGGCATGGGGGAAAGGGGGCTAAATGGATTACTCATTATGGTCAAGCCAAAGCGTTAGACCATAAAATGAGTTTTATCCATTTTATTGAATTTAATATTATACTACGTATATTAAATTTTATGTCTGTCCGGTGAAATGTCCGGTGAAATGTCCACGTCGTGTCCACGCGTAAAAACACGTGTTTTTGATTACAATACCCCCGGGTTTTTAGTGGGGTGGGGGCGCTAACGCTCCCCCCGAAAGATTTGGCAAAAGTAGACTTCCTATGGGGGGTGCGCGTTATTCGGCACGTTTTAACGTTTTGGCGCTGGTTTTGGCGACATGGAAAACGGGCCGTTTAGTGCGGTTTTAACTTTCCAGGCCAAGCTTGGCCCGCGAATAGAGGGGGAAAACAGCGTTGAATTGCTTTATTTGTCCGCTTGCGATTGCGCTTAATCAGTTGCTTTGCTTTGCTTCCATACGTTCCGCGTCTCGGTTCCGTCCCCTTGGCCTACGCACGTGCGTCGGTTTGTCCGTCGCCCATATAGCACCGGGATAATTGCTTTGCCCTGGAGAGGCCGCCCTGCCCTGGAGAGGCCGCCCTGCCCTGCGGAGCCCGCCCTGCCCTGCGGAGCCCGCCCTGCCCTGCGGAGCTTGATCAAGCG